GTAGATACAGTTGCTGATGCATTAGAACTTTGTGTAACTGTAAAAACAGAACTCGATGTAACAGAAGTTACTTGAAAATTTTTATCTTCAAAATCAGATGCAGAATATCCTGTACCACCTGGTAGTGTTACATTGTTAAATTGTACAATGTCACCTGCTACTAAACCATGAGTAGATTTAGTTATAGAACAAACAGCAGAACCAGATGTAGTTGCAATAGTTGCACCGGATAAAGCTGCTTTTACAGGTGTAATGTCATATAGTTGACCTTCAAAGTATAGTAATAAAAATTTATCTGTTCCTATAGCAACATATCTATTACCATCTAAATCAACAAATGCGAATTGTCTTCTTGCTACACCCACAATAGTATCTGTAACAAGCGATGACCAACCACCAACTTTTTCTGGTAATTGATATCTAAATCTTACATTATCACAATCTACCCAACGCTGTTCAGCGCCAACAGATGTGTTTTGTTTGTCGATTCCTGGAAAGAATTGAAAGTCAAGTAGAGCCACGTGTTAGCTCCTATATTTTGTCTTTGTATACCCAGCCTCTCGCTGCATTAACATACACCAAGGTAAAAGCTGAAGCATTTGTTGAAACAA